ATATCTGTATTACCCAAGTAGATATCACCTAGTACCTGAATCATCTCTGGTGACTGCTGGAACAGGCCCTGCATCATCTCTGCAGCTTCCACCCGTTTGGTGGAGTATGATGGGCCAACCGTCGCAACCACATCATAGCGTCCTACGCCCAAGTTGTAAATCTTTCTTAACTTAATTTGGCCAGTAGGGCTGGTTACCTCCACAGTTTTCTTTGCCACTGGCTGGTTCGGATTCAAGTGGGCAATGTCTGACTCGCCGTCTTCCCCAATGATCCGAGCCACCGTGTAGTTTGAATAAACCTTCGGAATCCACTGCAGCAGTATCCGGCCGCACAACCGCATGGCCTTCGCTAGGTTATCCGGGTACTGGTATGAGCCAACGTCGCCTTCTCGCTGCCTTGCCATAATGGCTCGACCGGAAACCTCGTTGCCTTTTTGCCCAAGCGACGCAGCTCCCATGCCTGACGTGTCCTTAAGGGCCTGCTGCGCCAGAGTCAGGCCGGTAATAATACCTTGGGAAGCCATTGGCGGGGGTTGACGTTGAGGAGCCGGAAGCGGGTTTCCGGAGCCATCCTCGATTGGGTTGTAGTGCAGAACTGCGGCGTTCTCAATGTTCGCGTTGCTCCAATCCTGCTCGAACGTGTCCGTTTGGCCAGCCGCAGCAATGTAAGGCGTCTTCGACTGCACCTGCACTGACTCGACGTAGCTCGAGAACATGTAAGAAACCATGCGCACGGGGTCGCGGGAGTCACGAACCAATCCCTTAAATACGAGCTTCCCGTCTTTGATATAATTGTCCCCAGGAACCCGTAGAACAGGCACGTAGGTGATCGGGAGCTCAACTTCTTTGAGAATTTTATTGCCGATCATCTTTCGCCACATGCAGACCGTCTTCACGATCTTCCGAGTGGCTTTCACGGGTTTCCGGTCTTCCATCGCCCAGTAAGCGTCTTCCGGAAATTCCTCGTCATCATCACAGATGATCATATTGGTGCTTTGGTCTTCCAAACGCATCCATTCAGCTACTCGAATGTGGCTTTCACTGACCCAGCCATCCAGCCGCATGGTCGAGATATCACCAATCGGCCACCCGACGGCCTCGATGTCCGGATATGACTCGTCGAACTCAGCTTTCGGCACATCTTCAGTGATAAACACGTACCGGGCGTCTGAGCCGATGGGGCAAAGTGAACCCGCGTCAAAAAGCACTGACTCCGGGTTGGGAATGGCGGCAATCTGCAGCTCCGGCGTGCCGTCGACCCTGTTTTTGGCTAAAATTACGCGAAAATAGCCCAAGCCTGTAATGGTCTGGTACCAGTTGGCCTGCTCGTAGGCGATGTCCGCCATCGAGTTTTGCTCAATATCACGAATAATGCCGTTGAACACCTCAGCGGTATCGACGTCGGCGCCTGAATCCACAGGCCGAATCTTGATGCCGGGCTTATTCTCCTTGACGTCATTCGTAATCTGGCGCACTCGAGGCCCCAGGTCAGAGATAACGAAGCACGGACGCGCCCCTTTGGGGTCGTTGATGCGTGAGTTGCGCAGCTGTGGGTCCCAGATGCCTTCGCCGTCGAAGATCGACAGGTCTTCGCGAGCCTCATCGCGCTGATCTTGGGACCCGGCGAGCGCGGTTTCATACTCGCGGAGAGCCTGAAGCAGCAGTTTTTCGTTTTTGGTGGCCATTAGCAGTAATAGGTAACGTTGCAGATGGCTCCAGCAGCCCCGTTGATCAACCGCAACCGGTTTATTGGCCCGTAGTAATCCAGATAGGTCCCCGCGGGGATCAGCATGCCGAACGTCGTACTCGGATTTGCCCCGGTATCGATGTACCGCAGGTCCTGGGCCTCCGCCTGAATCCGAACCCACAAGCACCGGGCGCCGTCGCCGCTTGTAATGCCTCCGATCGAAATGTTAAAAACTGAGACCGTAGCAGTTGCATTAAACTGCTTGTATGCGAGAGGGGTCGTGATCTTGGTGTCAAACGTCATTTAAGTCTCCTATGCCATCCATGAGCCGGAAGAACCGGAAATTGCCCGTGTGGGCCTGATTGTACCCCGCTTTACCGACGGGCGTGTGATTGACGGGAAAAGCTCAGTAAACCCCCAGACGAAGGCGTCTGCCCGGTTCGGCGACTTGTTGCCGGTGTAGCCCCGGGTCGAAAACCCTAGCAGCTCCTCCTCCAGTTCCGGAAAGTATCCGGCGAACCTGATCTTCCCGGTCTCGACTAAAGGCGATAAGGGCTCAGCCCTTTGGACCTTGCCCCGAGAGGCCGTGACTTTCCTGAATGTGGCCCGCGGGTTGATCGAGCGGATGGTGTACCTCACCATTTCACCACCGAAGTTGGTTTCTGCCACGATAACGTCGGCTCGCCAGCGGTCGAAAGCTTCACAAGCAACTCGTCCCCAGGTCGCAGGGCCTGCCTTGACCGTCAAGTCCTCGAGCAGGTACCCAATACCATTGGTACCTAGTCCGGCGACGACGATCCCGACGGCGTCATTAGTCGTAGTATCCTCATCGTTGGACCCGGAGGGATCGACGGCGACGACAAGCCGAACCATATCTGGGAGAGGAACATCACCTGTGTGCCTCCAGGTATCCATGGAGAGCTCAGAAAAAATAGCAAAAGGATTATCATCGCCAAACTCTCCATAAAGAAACCGGCGCTTCATGTGCTCGGGCATTGCCTCGAGTTGATCCAGGTACGCCGGATTCAAGTTCGCGTGGTTGTCATGCGGGTTCATCTGCATTGAAGCATATAAGTGCCCGTTTTTGATCGGCATCCCGGTTATGGGGTCCTGCTTCAGTTTAAATGCCTTGTAACTCCAATGGCCTTTGGTGGGCGGGTTCGCATCAAAGTATGCCTTCAATGGCATTTCCCTTGTGACACCATTCACCACCTGGGAGCATTTTTGGGCCAACCGAGTAAGGGCCATCAGGATTGATTGGTAGGGAATTTGAGAAACTTCATTGAACCCGATCGTGGCGTACTCGTTTCCGAGAATCTTCTCGACCCGCTCCTTGTCATCCAAGCCTCCGAACCAAATCTCGGATTTATTGGCCAATCGGGCAAACATGTCTGCGTGGTTGATTTGGTACTTAACCGCCGGGAAGCATAATTGCATGACTTTTGGGAACGTATCCATCACGATCGACTGCTTGATGGCATTGGACCGAAACCGTAGGGCGCAGTGCCTGGACCCCGGGGCTTTAACTGCCCTCATACACATCGCGTAAATCCAAATAAACGTTTTGCCGGAGCGGGACCCACCATACAGGAACAGATACATGGCCTCACTTCCCAGGAGGTCCAGGGCTTCGTCCTGTTTTACCGTAGGCACAAATGCTTTAACTGCACCTCCAGTCGCGTCCTGGGCCACGTCAGTCATCCCAGGTGTCCCTTATTCTCACAATCTTTCATCCTTTGTCGAAATAATCACCCTTGCATCCACTACCGCGGCAACCTGGGCGACCGATTTACCGTCCATGCGGTCTCCGATCTCCTTCAAAGCCGTTACATCGCCATCTAAGCCCTTTTTCACAAGGGCCTCTGCCAAACGGCGAAGTTTATACCCGTTATTTTCCAGCATTACCCTTGTCAGGGTATCTTTCCACCGCTGGTTCTTCCCGGTTCCTCCTCCGACGTCCGGGGTACTGCCCCCAAAGCCAAACCCGGTTTTCTTAGGTGGCTTTGGGGCGGGGGCAACCTCGCCAGGTAGAAGGTTCTTAGTACGGGGGCGCCCTCGTCCTCTTTTGGGCCCCGGCGGATTCGACATAAGTGCCATTGGAGTCTTATATCACAAGATTTGTTTAAAGTACACCCAAAACCTCGTCTTCCCGAAGGAGCACCACCGGGTCCCCATCGATTTCCACCTGTTGACCGGCATGGCGCCCGAAGGCAACCAGGTTCCCGGGTCTCAGGGCTTTGACATTGGGGCCTATTGCAATGACAACCCCTTCGAACGGCTTGATATCGGTGGCATGGGCCAGCACGATTCCACCTGCCGAGACTGTATCCTTTACTGTGCGGGAGACGACCAGACGATCGCCCATGGGCTTAAGACGCATTTGAAGCTCCTTTTGATTTGGTTTCTGGAAAATCCCAACCGTACACTTTCGCGAACAGCCAGGCCTCACGTATTTTAACATCAACTCCGAACAGTGACGCTATGGCCAGCACTATTTTCATTCTGAGATTGTTCAGAGCTTGCTTTGTGGGCGATGATACAGCTTTGTACGTTTGGTGCTTGAAGTTTGTGTGGCCCGGCATTTTAGTTCCTTTGATGTTGAGAATTTGGCACTCAGTTCTTGGTGCGTAGGACATTGTCATATTCCAAAAATGGTTCGCGTACATTTTTGATGCTGGTACCTAGTTCTACGCCCCCGGTCCTCAACACCCCCGGCCCCGCCGGCCCAGGCCCCTAGCCCTGCGAATTTCGTACACATGACAATGTACTTGGGACCCAGGACAATGTACTTTGGTCCAAGTCCCAAGTACACATGACATTGTTCTATGTTCATAATGACATTGTACTCATGACATTGGTCTTAGACTTGGGTCTTGGGACTGGGGACGAGGGGGGAGAGCATTTTCAATTTTGTTAAACTCATGATTTGGGAATATAAGGAGTTTCATAGAAAATAGATAATAAATATTTTTTATACTATTTTAGAAAATAATAAATATAAATAATGCAAATAATTGTTTACATTTTATTGAAACTCATATATAATGAACTCATACACTGAATAAACAGTGTTTAACTTAACTGGAGAATAAAATGAGATTCCATTTGATTGAACAACTGATAAAGAAATTCTATGATCATGAAGTTTCACTGCGTGAAGTAATAATTGAACTAGATGCGGAGGAGATGGATGAGTTCATAGATATGTATGATGAGTTTGTAAAATCTCAAGACTGAGTTTTTCTTGGAAAGCTCTGTGGAGCTTTCTTGGACAAATTCGTCCTCAACCGGAGAAAATCATGAGCAGAATTAGATGGGACTTGATTAAAGAATTAGTAGTGAAATTTGATGTGCGCGAAATTTCTCTGCAATCAATCCTAATGGAATTAAGCGCGGCAGAATTTGTTGAATTTATAAACGCATTTGACAAATTCACTGGATTAAATAATAGCTGAGTTTTTCTTGGAAAGGTCATTAGACCTTTCTTGGACAAATTCGTCCTCAACCGGAGAAGATCATAAAACGTTTAAACGATCGTAAATTACGTGCAACAGTTAATCGTGTAAAGAAATTAAACCGCAGTTTAAATAAACGAAAAATTTCGCCTTCATCATTTTATGATGACGAACAACGATTTTTTAAGAAAACACTTGGGTTTTGAGTTTTTCTTGGAAAGCTCTGCGGAGCTTTCTTGAACAAACTCGTCCTCAACCGGAGAAAATCATGGCACAAACCACATTAGTTAATAAACTCGAAGCTCATTTACAAACCCAAGCGCAACTCAAATTAGAATTAATTGCAAGGCTTAAATTTTTAGATACCCATATAAAAGAAAACCCCTCCGATTGTAATGCAGACACTAATGAGTGGTCTCAACTCTATTATATGGGGGAAAAGATATTTGGAGAAGATTGGTATTGAGCTTTCTTGGACAAATTCGTCCTCAACCGGAGAAAATCATCATGGCAAAGAATAGGGTAGTTTGGGTAGGGCCTGTACCAGGTAGCTGTGTTACTTGTGGGGAAGATAATGTAGGCCTTAAATTTTATGATGCCAAAACCTCATTTGGTTATTGGGCCATAATGTGCGTTAAGTGCTTTCACTTTGGCCCTGGGCTGGGGAAACTCGGAATTGGCTTAGGGCAAGAATACACCAAGAAGCACGGCCAATATGTAAAGACGGGAGGGTGAGAAATGAATGCGGAGATTTCTAGCCCCCAACCGGCTTTGGCCGGTTTTTGTTCTAATGGGGGTGAAATAAAGCGCTACAGCGTCCGCTACACCTCGCTCGCTACGCTACACTATTTTCCTATTCTCCTTTAAGAGAAAAAAAAAGACATAATTATTATATAAAGGAAAAAGAATAAGATATAATAAGAATAGGGGAGGGTGTAGTATTGTAATTGTGTAGCGAACCCCCCCTCAGCCCCAAGTCCCACGCCCCTAGACCTAAGTACAAGGAGACCTCAATGCCACAAACTAAGGAACAAATGCAATTATTTCAAAATGTTATGTCAATTATCCAGCATGTAAAACTTCTTGACAGGCCCAAAATTCTTAAAGAAATTGAGCAGCTACAGCTACACTTTGAGGATAAAACACCTTTATCCGTAGTTATTGGGCGTACCACAGAAGATGCTCGCGGTACCCATTGGAAGGCGCTTCGGGAACAAGTTCGGTACCATATAGAGGAAAATGAGGACGGTGTTTGGTATGGTAATGAGACATTTTTAACTGGTATTTCAGCCCTTGCAGCTTTTACCGGTTGGGATGAGAACAAGATTAACTACAAGCTAAAGGCCTCCAAAACCTCCCCCGCCGGTGAATTTACCATTACCTTAAGGAAAGATATACAGGGCAACCCCACCCGTCAAAGCTATCCATATAAAATCACGAAGGTAAAAGATGTACATCAGTAGACCGCCATGCTATAGTGCATCCGTCCAGCCGGTCCGACCTGCCGCCCATTTTTCTCCTTTCTGGGCGTCTCCGTCAGTCCTCAGCCAACTTGTGATCGGCTGGGCACCTACTACGGGCCTAGGCGTAGAGGGACTCGCGCTGAGGCGAGTATAACTGACGACGGAGAGAAACTAACATGCCACGTAAGAAGAATGCCATGGTGCCTGCTTGGTCACCCAGTGTCGACCAGCACGCATCACAGTTGTTCACTGAAAAACTAGCCTCCTCCGGCCTTACCCTTGAGGACGCCCAGAAGCTGTCCATGCAGTGTCTCACTGCCCCTCAGACCCAGGCCCTAAGTCCCCAGTTCAAGAAGCTGTGTTCACTTAAGATTAACTATCTCGATCCCACCGGGAAGCCGTGCCCTGACCTGCCGGGCGCAGAGCCGTACTTCCGGCTGCGGTACCTGGAGGTAGGCACTGGGTTCGAGGCCCAGGCCGAGAAATCACTGCGGTACGAGCAGCCAGCCGGGACTATCCCCGTTGTCTACTACCCATCGAACTTTGAAGGTTGGCCTCAGCTCTTGGAGCGATACAGCGAAGACCTGATCATCACGGAAGGCGAGCTGAAAGCGGCCAAGGCCTGCAAGGAGGGGTTCCCCACCATCGGTCTTGGAGGTGTCACGTCCTGGAAGGCCAAGCGCAAGGGCATTGAATTTCTGCCCACGTTAGAGATTATCCGCTGGACTCGTCGGAAAGTGTTCATCTGCTTCGACTCCGACTATCATGAGAATCCCCAGGTCTGCGCAGCCTTGCAAGAACTAGCGGAGGCCTTAGGGCGGCGGGGCGCGTTCGTGCATGTCATCAGTCTGCCAACTATTCCTGGCCTGAAAAAGGTGGGGCTCGATGATTTCTTTGTGCATGCGGATGGCGATGGGGATTCTCAGTTCACAACCTTGATGAAGGTTGCGCCCCAGCTAGGGCACTGCCAGATGCTGTTTGACCTGTCCAAGAAGTACATTTATGTGCAGGACCCAGGGTTGATCATCAACCAGTCCACGTTTGCCAAGACCAGTCCTGCTGCATTCACCGGGCATCTGGAATCCACGCAGGAGTACCAGCACGTCACGCTGAACAAGGATGGGGAGGTCATCTATAAGCAGATGAGCGCCTCAACCGCGTGGTTGGCTTGGCCCCTCCGGAATGAGGTGGCGCGGATTACTTATGCCCCAGGCGCCGAGCGCTATGTGCTGGAGGCTGACGCCCGCTTGTTTAACATCTGGCCTGGCTGGGGTTGTGAGCCGCGAGAGGGGAAGGCCACAATGTTTTTCAAGCTGATCGATCACCTGTTCACAGGAGCCGAGCCCGAGGCCAAGGCCTGGTTCATCAAGTGGCTGGCTGCCCCATTGCAGCGGCCAGGGCTGAAACTGTTCACCAGCGTGCTGATTCATGGGCTGAAAGAGGGTACGGGGAAAAGTTTAGTGGGCGTCACAATGCAGAAGATTTATGGGAAGAACTATACCGAGATAAAGCAGGCGGACCTGTATGGCGGGTTCAATGAGTGGGCGGAGGGTAAGCAGTTTGTGCTGGCCGATGATATCACAGGCACGAACAAGCGGCAGGAGGCTGACCTCTTGAAGAAGATGATTACCCAAACGGAGATGCGTGTCAATGTCAAGTACGTGCCCAGCTATACCATCCCGGATTGCCTGAACTATCTGTTCACCTCCAACCAGCCAGATGCCTTGTTCCTGGGTGATAATGATCGGCGCAACTTCGTGCATGAGGTTTTAGTTGACCCCATGCCGCACCAGTGGTACCTGGATTACATCGAGTGGCTCAACGACAAAGGAGCCGGGGAGATTTTCTACCAGCTGATGCAGGTAGATTTGAAGGGTTGGTCCCACGCGGCCCCAGCCCTTAGAACCGCGGCCAAGGATCGCATGACACAGGATGTGCGGTCAGACCTAGGTGCATGGGTCAGGGACCTGTTGGCCACGCCAGATGCAGTGACCAAGGTGGGTGAGATTGTGGTCTCCAAGGACTTGTTCACGAATAAGGAGTTGCTGCAGTTTTATGATCCTGAGCAGCGGACAGGCACCACCGCCGGTGGGCTAGGCAGGGAGTTGGGAAGGGCTGGGGTAAAGCAGGTATTGGGTGGTAAGCCAGTGCGCCTCCCCAGTGGTGAGCAAGCAAGGCTGTACATCATCAGGAACGCGGATAAGTGGGTAAACCAAGAAGGCAGTAAGAGCATTATTGAGCACCTAACCACATGGGACCAGGTGAAAACTAAGAAGCGCAAATACTAAAGGAGAAGCTATGAGCGCCGCAGCGGATGTGATTCAAGAGATAGTAAAGAAGAACCCAGTGACGATCACGGCAGTGGTCACCTACGATGATGGCACCAACCAGTTGTTCTCGTCAAGAGATGATGTGCCAGGCGCAACGCAAGATTTGCTGAGTGGAGCTCGTGCTTTGCAAAGCATGTTGGTTAAACTAAGTGGAGGTTAAAATGGACCAAGTATACATGTTGATGTGGGCAAGTGACGTGGTAAGTGACCTAAAGGCCTTGGGTGTGTTGACAATGCTCATGGGCGTTATTGCCATGGTTGCGATGTTCTTCGCACTGGATTCTTGGAATGACAGGTCAGACGACTACCAAGAAGAAAACCCATTCCCGAAGAAGAGGTGGAACCTTATCATTATTAGTCTATTGTCATTTACTATGGTGACAGTCTTTTTCCCGGGTAAGCAGACGCTGCATATGATGGCTGCCGCCAAGGCAGTTGAGCTGGGTGCAGGCACTGACCTCGGCGCTAAGGGCTTGGAGGCTGCAAACAAGGTGCTCGATAAAATAATTAACGAAACTCGTAAATAATTGTTTACATTAATAGGCAATCATGATATGATCTACCTAACAATCACAAATTAATGTTGATTGATGCTGAGGACCAAGAGGGTTTAATTTAAACTAAACTAAACTAAAGGAGTAGATCATGATTGCAAAGTTTTTCAAACGCCGTGACTCGGCGACCGCGTGGTTGAGAAAGCAAGGTGTTGCCAACACCGAATACAATACCTACATTACCCCTGGGAACATGGATGGCGAGGACGGGTTCTGCTGCACGTTCCCGGACCCTGTGCCTGCAGCCAAGCCAGTCGAGCAGCCATCTCTGCCGGTTAAGCCGGTAGATGAATCTAAGAAGAAGGAGGTCGTTATCGAAGAGCGTAAAACCTCCCGTACAGCTACTCCAGCCATTGCTGAAACTGCAACAGAGGCTATTCGGCGTATGATTCGGGCCGGGTCCAGTAATGCTGAAATCTGGGAAGTTGTCAAGAAACAATTCAATCTGGATGATAAGAAAAAGTATTATCCAGCCTGGTACCGGTTTGACCTCCGCCGGAAGGGGGAGAAGGTATGACCAAGTTCGAGTTTCTAGCCGAATACGGCTTAGTGATCAGAAGGTGCCCGGCCAATGAAATCACCGTAGCCCACTGGGTACTTAATATGGGTAATGGAGACGTTGTAACGGGCAAGACCTTGAAGAAGACCGTTAAGAAAGCCGCAAAGCTTTTGGAAGTAACCTTGACGAAGCGGAAGGTATAAACCGCAACACCCTAACGTAACTTAACCTTGAAAAGGAGTATCACAATGGCAAAGCTGAACAAGCAAGACCCCCTGGTAGTCGAACACGTCGAGAAAGAAGTCGCGAAGGCCCGTAACGCCGAGCAAAAGCGGATTCTGGCCATCGTCGCGCAGCACAAGAAGGACCATAGCACGAACGAGGACAAGAGTCATCGCAAGGTGCTGACCGGTGCGTTTACCGGTCTGACTGCCGCGATCAAGTCTCCGATCGGAGAATAAGAAGGTCAGTCCCAGAAGACCCTGCGCTTACTAACCTGAGCGCAGTCCTGCTGAGATTGATGGAGCTCAAGATGGACAAATTAAAAGCCCTCGATTTGTTATGTCTTGGGTGCGCGCCTACCAGCCTTGCTGAATTACAGATGGCTTACCGCAAGGCTTGCATGAAGCACCACCCAGACCGTGGGGGTAATCATAATGTGTTCATTCAACTCAAGCCAGCTTTTGAACTATTATTCAAGGAACTGGATAAACCGAATGAATGCAACTTCTGTTATGGCACTGGGTACATGAAGATGTACAACCCACATGGCCCTGACCTGCACATGCCCTGCACCTGGTGCAGCTCGATTTTTAGTAACTACCGTTAAAGGAGAAGAAATGAAGCCCATGCTTGCCGCACCCGTCATTGACATTCATCAACTGCGATACCCGGTGCTATGCTCTTCCAAGCTGGACGGCATCCGCGCCATCGTGCTTAATGGCGTAGTACTTAGCCGTGCGCTGAAGCCGATTCCCAATAAATATGTGCAGCGGCTGTTTGGCCGGCAGGAGTTCAATGGCTTTGACGGTGAGCTGATTGTCGGCAATGTCACGGCCAAGAACGTTTTCAACGCGACAAGCTCCGCAGTTATGGCCAAAGAAGGCGAACCTCACGTGCTCTTCTACGTCTTTGATGATATCTTGGCGCCCAGCTCTTCCAGTTTTTCTGAGCGGCTTATGAGTGTCGCTGATCGATTGGCCACACACCACCTGAAGACCAAATTCGACGGGGTCAAGATAGTTTATCATAAACACGTCTCCAATTCCAGTCAGCTTGAGCAGTTTGAGCTGGACACGCTGGATAAAGGCTATGAAGGCGTGATGATCCGTGACCCAAAAGGCATTTACAAGTTCGGCCGTTCGACTCTGAAGGAGGGGTATCTCCTCAAACTAAAGCGATTTGAGGACAGTGAAGCCTTAGTTATTGGCATGAATGAACTGATGCACAATGAGAATGAAGCTACCCTCAATCATCTCGGTCACCAGGTGCGATCGTCACATAAGGCCAACAAGCAAGGCCTGGGTACCATGGGCTCCCTCATTTGTCGTGATATAAAGACCAACGTGGAATTTGAGATTGGTACTGGATTTACCCAAGAGGATCGCGCATGGTGGTGGCTCAGAGGCTACACATGCAGTGACGTTGTTAAGTACAAGTTCCAAGCGGTCGGCGTGAAGGACAAGCCTCGCTTCCCCGTTTACATCGGCATCCGCCACCATAGAGATATGCCATGAGATACTACCGCGACAACAGCGCCAGCACTACCTTAGATACCCCAGCCGAAGATTTTTCTGGTGAGCTGTCAAATAAGCAAAGGATCGATATGCTGCTGGCTGCGCAGCAGTCTCTTCTTCGCGTGATCGAGGACCAACGTGCCGAGATTTATGCACTTAAGGAGCACATCGGGCAGATGATGTTCCGTCAACCTCCTCCTACGGAGCACTGAGTCTCAAGCAGGAGATGGCCTGGAGGATGAAAGATTTTTCAACAACTGCAAAGGAGGTACGGAGGATTTAACTCTACCTGGTATTCAGAAAGAGGCTTAATAATTGGGGAATTAAACGAGCCAGCAGCAAGCAGCATCTAGGAAACTGGGTGCTGCCTGATGTTTAACTTAAAGGAGAAGAAAATGGTAATGCCGGATCGTAGGAAGTTTGACTGGAGTATTTGGATATTTGGGGCGGTTGTAGGTTTAAGCATCGGTCTCATCTCAGGTATCTTCATTAGTAAGCAGCCCGAGCGGAAAGAGGTGTTGTTCTCGATGCCAATCAATGGCATTCACTCGGCTGGGTACGGAATCGCTGATTTTAAGTCCCACTCCAGCTGGGCGGAAAGACCATACATCTCGATCATGCACGGCGAAACCAGTGCTGAGGATGCCCTTAAAAAGGTGCGCCGCCGCAATGCCCAGGATTACGCCGATGGCAAAGATGGGGATGGTAATGTGCTGGTTGAGGTTTACTATCGTGAGGTGTATCCGTGGCAGCTATAACTGTGGGCCAGCTCAAAACCCTAAGTCCTAGGTGCGACGAGCTACGCCTTGTGGTCTATGTGAAAGAACTCAATAAGTGGTACGACGTGAGAGCAGCCTACACAGACCACAAAGTCTTGCAGCTGCATCTCGACGAGGAGAACCCACGATGAATCCAAAGCCACAAGTAAGTAACTGGGCAGGTCGCCCGAGCGTAAAGCAAGGAAAATATCTCTATCACCCCATCGTAACTTGGATGGACCTATTGGCAGATAGACCATCATTGCAGATGGAGGGCACGGTTCACAAAGCGCAGAACCAGGCAACTGTCTGGCCTCGGGTTGGCTATCGGAACAAGGTCAGCCCCACCAAGGAAAACCTAGATTGGCTGCGCCATGAGCTCCAGACTGGCGCCAGGATGTGTGATCTCCAGGCCGCCGCAAATGTGAGCAAGCACACCTTGCTCCGCATTATGAAGGAGCATGGAATTCCCTCTAATTGAAAATAAATGTTTACAAAATTTGCAGACGTGCTATAATGGCCCATGTTAACTAAAAGGAGAACGACATGATCGAGAGACGCAAGAAAGAGGTGTTGATCGGTACTCAGCACCAGGTGCAGGTGATGGGAAGTAAGTGGCAGGACATTGCGTTCGAAGAGGTTGCCGATTTCAAGCAAGCCGGTTTTCCGGTGCGCCAGCTGAAAATCTATGAGGCCAAGGAGGATAATCATGCCAGTATCTAAAACCTCGGGCATGCCCAAGATGCCCAAGTCCTTGGGGCAGTGTGCGGATGCCCTCTACAATATTCGCCAGCTCCGCCTTGCAAAGCAGAAAGAGGTGGACGAGTTAGCCCGGCGTGAGGCTGCTTACCGGCAGCATCTCATCGACAACCTGCCCAAGTCCGATGCGAATGGTATTACTGGCTCAGTAGCTCGGGCCACAATTGTCAAGGAGGTGCAGCCTCGGGTGGCCGACTGGGACAAGCTGTACGCCTACATCAAGAAGAACAACGCATTTGAGCTGCTCCAGCGGCGGGTAAGTGCGGCAGCAGTGGAAGAACGCTGGGATGCAGATAAACAAGTTCCTGGGGTGGAAACTTTCACCTTGGTCAAAGTATCACTCAACAAAGTATAGGAGACGACGGAAATGGCAGCAAAAAAGACAGCGGTAACCCAAGCCAAGCACACCCTCCCAGCCAATTGGGAAGAGGAGCTAGAGAAAGAAGCAGCACAGTATGCCAAACAAGAAGAGAGCGTTGTCACCGGCGCATTCTTTGGCACGAAGTCTGGCGTGCTCACCTGGCAAGATGAGCCATTAAAAAACAACACTCTTATCGGTGTGATCCTGGACTCGGTTCTGGAGAATGTGTACTACGAGGGCGAGTGGGACCCTGACAACCCCGCTGGCCCCAAGTGCTTTGCCTTCGGCCGAGATGAGGCCGAGATGACTCCGCATGAGATCGTGTTCAAAGCTGGTAATCAAATGTGCGGTGCATCCAAGCTGTGCAATGGCTGTGAGATGAATGAATGGGGCTCGGCCAACAAGGGTGCTGGCAAAGCATGCAAGAACAGTCGGCGGCTGGCTATCATCCCAGCTGGGGTGCTGGATGCTAATGGTAAGGTCAAGGTAACTGAGGACGTAGAGCACTATGAATCAGCCACGGTCGGTTTCATGCGCCTCCCTGTGACCTCAGTCAAAGGTTACGCCGGATATGTGAAGCAGCTCTCGGCTGCGCTGAAGCGCCCACCACACGGCGTGATTACCAAGATTTACCTGGTGCCGGATGCCAAGAGCCAGTTCAAGGTTATGTTCGAGGCCCAGGGCAACGTGCCCAAGGAGTTGATGGGCGCAATCATGGCGCGGCACAAGGAGATAAAAGAGCTGATCATGTTCCCCTACACGCAGTTCGAGGAAGATGAAAAGCCCAAGTCTCGTGCGGCTAAGCAACCAGCTAGAGGAAAGCGGAAGTATTAATCGAACAACACTCGGTTGGGAAGGAGCAGAACCCAGTGGGATGGGGGAGGTAGTAAGCGGAAGGGAGAACAAGGTTAGTCACCAGTAACCCGGCTGCCGAGGTTGACCTTAAACGGAGTGGCGGGAGGCCTTGACCGGCTGATGTGTCCACACCGCACCAATCGAGTGTCCTAATTCAGGAGCTGAAATGCCAAAGTATATATTTGCAGCAGATGTTTATGGTGATGGGAAGAAGATCGGCCACCTTGAGTCCAAGGCCATTGAGATCAACGGTGTCCTGGCAGGTGATGATCCTGCTCAGGATGAGTTGGTCAAAGCCTCACAGCTCTGGATTGACAACGCCCTTTCTGTTCAGACTGCTATCTTCAAGGTTGAAACCAAGCCGATCATCAAGCGTTAGGAGGAGATATGACAAAACCAGTATTAGCCAATCCCCACCTCCGATCCTGGAACGCACTGAACGCGTATCTCATGGATGAGACAGATGAGGACAAGCTGGAGGCTCTCCTGCAAGAGGAGTTAAATTGTGGCCGCGATCGACAACTATTCGTGAAGCGCATTTACCATCGCCTTTCCAAGGTCCGGAGAGACCGTGAGAGACAAGACCTGGAGATAAAAGATGAACATACCTGAAGGATGGCCGACAGAAGAAATGATTGATGCTGGAGAGGGCGTTGATCCGAATGAACATGCGTCCAAGGGATCTTGGGTACAGTCTGTATTGGAAGCCGCGCTCGCAGCCGCCCCGACACCGCCAGCGCAGGATGATGAGCCGGTTTATCAAATAAATCTCGGGCCAGACAAGTGGTGGGATGTTGATAAAGAGGCATTCGACCAAGTAACGATTGATGCGCCGCAGAAGCGAGTTCTCTACACCCGCCCACAGCCTAAAGCACAGGAGGATGAGCCTGTTGCCGTTGTCACTGAAGAAAATGGAGAACAAGTAATAGATATTACGAGGCTCATGACGCTCTCAAGAGGAACGAAGATATATGCCCGCCCTGCAAACGACGAGCTGCGGCGGGCAGCGGAGGAAACATTAAGTATTATAGAAGAACTTGCTAAACGGTCCAGCCTTGGAATGTTCAATGGAAAAGACGTTTGGACCTTGAGCATAAACCTCCGCGCCGCATTGGGGGTCAAATGAAAATTAAAACTCCAAAACCTGTAACGATCGACTTTGAAACGGATGGGATACAAGGCCGGCCGCACTATCCCCCTAAGCCCCTGGGCCTAAGCATCATGTACCCGGGGAAGAAGGCCAAGTACTATGCCTTTGACCATGGCACAGCGAATAATTGCCTTCCCAGCCAAGCTATTGAGGCATTAACTGCGGCTTACGTCCACCCTGATGGTGTGCTCTTTCAGAATGCCAAGTTCGATATCGACGTGGCAGAGGTGCATCTGGGGGTTAAGCCACCCCGCTGGGACATGATCCACGACACGATGTACCTGTTGTACCTCGATGACCCGCACCAGAGCAACCTCAGCCTGAAGCCATCAGCGGAGAGGCTGCTGGGCATACCCCCGGAGGAACAAGATGCCGTGTGCGATTGGCTGCTTCAGCATCAGCCCGTGCCAGGGGTCAAGATCAGCAAGAGCAAGACGTCGGAGCACTACTTCATGAAGTACTTGCGCTATGCGCCTGGGGACCTCGTGGGCAAGTACGCCGACGGTGACGTCATCCGCACCAAAAAGTTGTTCGATCTGCTCTACCCCAAGACCATTGAGCGCGGCATGAAGCAGGCCTATGACCGTGAGCGTCAGCTAATGCCGATGCTGCTGGACATGGAGCGCAACGGGGTGCCAGTCGATCTTGAGCGGCTGCACAAGGACGTGGATATGTACGGTGCCTGGGAGAACATCATCGATGCCTGGGTGGTCAAGCACCTGAAAGCTCCTGCCGACATCAACCTCGACTCTGGTGAGCAGCTGATGGCCGCCATGATTGCGGCCGGGAAGGTCGACGAATCCCAGGCGCTGCTGACCCCTGGCGGCAAGTACCAGACGAACAAAGAGGCCCTGCTGGTAGCGGTAACGGACAAGACCCTGCTAGCTGTGCTGAAGTATCGGACTCAGTTGAAAACCTGCCTGAACACATTCATGCGGCCTTGGTTGAAAACAGCGATCGCATCCAAGGGGAAAATTTTCACCACCTGGAATCAGATCAAGAATCCGGATGGGGTAGGGACGAAGACGGGCCGGTTGTCTAGCACGCCCAACTTTCAGAACATTCCGAACACGTTCGATGCGATCTTCAGGGACGTCGATCATCGATTGCTGCCTAAGTGTCCCTGGGCTGATCTGCCACCACTGCCAGTCATCCGGGGCTACATCGTGCCGCTCCCCGGCCATGTGCTGGTTGACCGCGACTACTCGCAGCAGGAGCCCCGTATTATGGCCCACTTTGAGGGTGGTGTGCTGATGCAGCAGTATCAGGCTAACCCCTGGATGGACGTCCATGATTCAGCGCAGGCCAAGCTGGCAGAGGCCGGCAAGGTCTATGACCGCAAGCCAGTGAAGAACACCAACTTAGGGCTGATCTACGGCCAAGGTGCCGCGTCCTTAGCGGTCAAGAACAACATGACTGTGATAGAATCGAAGGAGCTGAAAGCGGCGATCCTGAAGTTGTACCCGGGCCTGAAGGAGATGTACAAGGAGATGAAGCGGATTATGATTGCCAATGAGACGATTCGGACCTGGGGAGGCCGCGAGTACTACTGCGAGCCAGCCAAGCTGATCAACGGCCGGATGCAGACGTTCGACTATAAGATGGTTAATATCTTGATTCAAGGTTCCGCTGCTGATTGTACCAAAGAGGCTATCATTCGCTTGTACCCTAGGCTGAAACCCAACTGGTACCTGATCTTGAACGTGCACGACCAGCTTATTATGTCAGTGCCGGCCAAGTACGCGGTGCAGGCCATGGGGGTCATGCGAGAGGCCATGGAGAGCGTCGAGTTTGACGTCTTGATTCTCACAGAAGGAAAGGTGTCCCAGACTAACTGGGCGGAAATGAAGGAATACGACAAGAAAGGAAAATTATGCGAGCCAAACCCACTAACATTACTAGCTGGTCCTTCAGCAGGTACAGCGTCTACCGCCAATGCCCGCAAAAAGCCAAGTACCTCTACATCGACAAGCTCCCTGAGCCCCAAGACCCCACGGGCCCGCTCGCGCGTGGAGCGGCAATACATACGCTAGCGGAGAATTTTATCAAGGGTAAGATTGCACGCCTGCCCAAAGAACTGGAGAAATTCAAAGATGAGTTTAACGCGCTCAAAAAGCAATATAAGAAGGCGATCAATGGTATGGTGGTCGAAGACAGCTGGGCTTTTACAAAAAGTTGGAGTGAGACTGCCTGGAATGACTGGATCAACTGCTGGGTCCGCATCAAGATCGACTGCGCCCACCACCTCGACCCTGAGACCCTCATGGTCTCGGACTGGAAAACGGGGAAGTACCGGCAGGAGTTGACCGAGGAATACCAGGAGCAGCTCGAGCTCTACGCCCTAAGTGCTTTGCTCTTGCACCCGCATATCAAGGAGGTTCACTGCCGGCTGGTATATCTGGATACCGGTGATGTGCATCCGCAAGCTGGTCCATTGGTCTGGTGCCGGGATGATATTGAATATCTCCAAGCACTCTGGACTAAGCGGGTAACCCCGATGCTGAAGGACAAGAAGTTTGCGCCTAAGGCCAATGACAAGTGCCGGTGGTGTCACTTCAGTAAAGCGAAGGGAGGCCCGTGTCGTTTCTGAAGATAGAAAACCGTATCAAGCAGTATTCTGAAATTCAGGGAGACTGCTTGGTATGGACAAAACGAAAATCGAAGTCTGGATATGGAAGAATGTCAGATGTTTTGTTATTTTCTAAGAAACGATATGACAGAGTTCATAGAATCATCTTGGCCATTAGATTGGGAAGAGATTTACTTCCCGATGAATTTGCCATGCATACATGTGATAACCCGGCGTGTGTAAAACCTGAGCATATAGTGCTTGGAAATGCCCTGCTAAATAACAGAGATACCCTTATAAAGGGTAGAAGGGTTAATGGGCATGGAAAAACGAACGACGAAATTAAGCTTAAGATAATTAAGCTTTACGGAGAAGGATTAAATCAAACGGAGATTGGAAAGATGTTTAATATTTCTCAAGTAAGGGTATCCCAAATTATTAGAGCTAAAAATGCGAAAAACTGAGCTTGAGTCCTCCATCGAGGACAAGACCGCTGAGAGGGCCCTCAAGGAATTGGGGATTATCAGCATCAAGCTGAACTTGCATGGCAACAATGGCTGGCCTGATCGGATGTTTCTTATCCCCGGCGGCAAGCCGTTGTTCATCGAGTTCAAGCGCCCAGACGAAGAGCCGCGTGTTCTGCAGTCCTATATTCACAAAGTCCTAGCCGTGCTAGGTTATCAAATAGAGGTTCATGATGACGTCATTTGTGCCCTTCAAAGCATCGCCCGAGCCTTGGAAGCCGCGCGACTACATGAAGAAAGCTGTCAAGTTTCTGCTCGGGCAGGGGGCAGCCGCGTTGTTCCTCGACCCCGGTTTGGGAAAGACTTCGATCACCTTAGCAGCGATAAAACTCTTGCTGAAGAAGGGCCTGATTGGGAAAGTTTTGGTGATAGCTCCGCTGCGGGTGTGTCACCTGGTTTGGCCAAAGGAGGCTGAGAAATGGACGGATTTCCAAGGTCTACGGATCGTCGTTTTACACGGAAAAAACAAGGAGAGCCTCTTACACGAGGAGGCGGATATCTACGTAATAAATCCCGAAGGCTTAGACTGGCTCTTGGGCGTGGTAAAGGAGAAGTACACGAGCAAGAGCGGGAAAGTGCTTACAAGGATTACGCCGAACCTGAAGAGATTTAAGGCCTTTGGTTTTGACCTGCTTGTTATTGATGAGTTGTCCAAGTTCAAGCACACCGGCTCCCAGCGGTTCAAGGCATTGAAGGAGGTTCACAAACTGTTTCCCCGTAAGTGGGGACTGACGGGCTCTCCTGCCGCCAATGGCTTGATGGACTTGTTCGGCCAGTGCTTTATTTTGGATGAAGGCCGAACCTTCGGCCAATTCATTACCCACTACCGCAAGAACTACTTCGATAAGGGCTATGACGGGTTTTCCTGGGAACTTAAGGATGGTGCGGCAGATAAGATTTACAAGAAGGTTAAGCCCCTAGCCCTCAGGATGGCGGCTGAAGATTATCTTGAGATGCCGGCCATGATCGAGAACAACATCCTGCTCGAGCTGCCCACCGCGGCCCGCAAGGTCTACGATGAGATGGAGCGGGAGCTGTTCACCCTGATCGACGACGATATCATCACAGCCGCCAATGTGGCAGTGGCCTTGGGCAAGCTCCGGCAGATTGCCAACGGCGGCATTTATAAAGGCCAGTCGCTGCTGGACATGATCCAGAACCCGGGCAAGACCAGGCGTGAGGTTGTCCACCTGCATACGGTCAAGGTTGATGCTGTGGAGGATTTGCTGGAGGAACTGCAGGGCGCGCCGTTGTTTTTAGCCTATGATTTCGAGCACGACCTTGAGCGCATCAAGCGGAAGTTCGGTGCCGGTATTCCCTACATCGGAGGTGGGGTCAGCACGGAGCGATCCAAGGAAATAGAAGCTCGGTGGAATCGCGGTGAGATTCAGCTGTTGCCTGCGCATCCGCAGTCCGTGGCCCATGGCTTGAATCTTCAGGAGCAGGCACAGCACGTGGGGTGGCACTCATTGATGTTTAACTACGAGCTATATGATCAATTCAATCGCCGCGTGTATCGCCAGGGTAACAAGTTCAGCCGTGTATTTTTGCATCATTTTATCATGGAGGATACGGTGGACGATCAGCTGCTGCTGCCCCTGATGAAGAGCAAGAAGTCCGATCAGAAATCTTTGTTTGACGCGCTTAAATCATATCGAAAAAAACGAAAATAATTGTTTACGAAATTTGTTTTCTATGGTATGATCTTAATCATGATCAACAACGCTGAGGACTGAATCATGTGTAAATTTTCTAAAGAATATTTCGGAGTCGAGGATTGCGGAGAAGAGGCGGAGGCATTGATGGAACGTCACCGAATTGAGTCGGGTCGGAGTAAAGATGAGGAACATCTTCGTCGGCTTCAACTTATAGAAGAACTACGTAAGTTTGATCTAGGTTTAACCCAAACTTGGATCAGAATTGTTAAACAAAAGATTCAGGAAAAGAATCATGGCTAAATTTTGGGCATCTCCTATTCCCGTAACTTGTAATATCTGCAAAACAAGATTAGGCAGAAAGTTTTATGACGTCAAAACAAAATCTGGCGCATGGGGTTTTCTATGCTGTAGTTGTTTTTTATTTGAAGGCTGTAAATTAGGGGCTGGCGGTGGTCAAGAATATACAAAACAGGACGATGGCCGTTTCCTGAAGACAGGAGGTTAAGATGGAATACAACATTGTCCCCGTCTGGGATTTCAACCGC